CCGGGTTTCCCCTGCGTTTTGCCATGCACTCATATTACCCTAGTTTCTGGACTCATCGTGATATACTACCCCACACCATGGTCGATAAACCCATGGCCGGCGGCCCGTCAAAGCCAGTGTAGATGCCCGCTCAATCACGACGCTATTCCTCCACTCTGATAACATGCCTTCCCAGTATTTATAGACATCTACTTAGGTTGGTACGATATCTAATCCCCGTAGCTCGATAAGGTAGGTGAGACGAAACCTGCCTAGTACAACAGAGCTGCTCGTAGCTGATTGATAAAATGTCGCTAATAGGCCTTGAACAGATCTATCAACATCTTGCATGTCGGTAAATAGTAGACTTTGGTTGACAGCAAAAGTCTTATTCCTTTTAGTGAGAGGGATGTTAAAGGAAACATGCTCCCATGCATTCCACATCTTATTATCTCGGTCTGCAAGTATTATATCCCGATTGACCAGGTGCGAGCCAGCTACTGAATTAGCAACGACGGTTGAAATGTGTTCTGCATTGTCAAGATAACACATATACACTTGGGCAGCAGCATTGACGTCGGCTGGACCCACAAGTGGCAGCCATTCAACTTTAAGTGACCTATACCAATACTCTGAGTAGAAGTTGGTAAGTGCCCGCTGATAATATGATGAAGTAATAACGCCTGTGGTGTTCAGAGCTGAGCAGTCTACCGAAAAATTGTACGATAGATATCCAGGTGCACCAGTGGTGACATTAGTACTAAATGTATCTCCATTGAGTGTATTTCCGTCGAAGTTCACTTTCGGTCTTTTCATCACCACCGTACGAGCCATTGGGTTAGTACGACGCTTCATTTTGGTTTTCGATGTCTTGCCTTTGCCTGCCATATTAGATGATATTCGCTAGATTAATAAGTTGACGCTTATTATTCCCCCAGCATATACTATCAAAATATTCCTCTAATGATAGCTGAGTTTCTGGAGTTATGTCTGTTGATAGATAATACGACACCCGGCCTTCTTGATCAATGGTATGGGTGCGTAAAGTTGCATTACGACTCGCTATATGATAGTAGGCCCACTCTTGAGAATGGGACCTAGAGTAATTCGAGTCGTTGCCAAGCCTATAAAGCATCCGATAAAAAGCACCTAAAACAGGTACATCACCGGCAATAGACTCTCCACACTTTGCAACATCACGCAACCATCCACGATACTCTTCCACATTGTGTCCGAGATTTACACAGGTAACGTCTTTTGATATGCAGGAGCGGACATTCCGCACCATTCGCCAAATACCGTTACATGTGACAGGCCGTGTTTGACAAAATTCGATCTTCTCGAATTGGTACACGGGATCCTCACGGACAATGTTGAAACCAAACATTAGGAAATATTCATGCAGGTTTTCCAGACGGTCGAAGTGTTTCCTATCAAGTATCAAGAGACAATCGTCACCATTATTCACGAATTCAATGGGTATGTGAAGTGTGTCAATGTAGGATTTGGCCATCAAACACATGAGGATCTTATTCCCCAACGAAGTGTTCATATCACCACTCATTCTACGGCCCTTGACACTATACTTAAACATACCATCACTCGCTACCGCTATACCTCTGTTATATATCTGCATTTTGAGCAGCTCTTTCAATTTCGAACACCTATAAATCTTATTATATAAACTGTGTTCAAATCTTAGAGCCTGTGGCCCAACATGTTGATCAAATCGAGAGGCATCGAGCCCTATACACATCGGTCGTCGGAAACGCGACCATTTTTCATGTATATTGGCTGCTTGGGTATACGCATTGTACTCGGACATAATGGTGGGGCCCTTAAAAAGTTCGTCAATAGCGCGATAAATCATCTTTTCAATAGGTCGGAGATAACACCCAAGCTCAACATTGAAACGCGGACTGCGTGGCTGAATGACACGCGGTACGTAATCTTTCTTGATACTAAGGTTGTTTTTCTCAGCCTTGACAAAGGTCTTCAAAATGGCATCCCTGGGACAGAGTGACTTTACAGTCAAACTGGCAACTGCACGTGTATAAGTGGCCAAACGTGGTCCCTTGTAGTACTTGAGGAATGAACCTCTTGACACAGGGGATTGTGTGCCCACTGTACGATACAGCTGATCGCGGTAAGATGCCATTTTCTGTTCAAAAATGTTAACACTCCGTGGCGTAACCGGAGTGTCGAGTTTAGCGTTTGTGAACAGCACACGCTCGCCAACTCCGCGACAGAGATTGGCTAACGTGTTGTTATGAGTCTTCATTTCATGACCGGCAAGGAGGTGACTCATCGATAACATCTTGCGCGGTTTCGGCACCCCAAACTTTACGGGAGTGATACCCGGATACTCAGCGGGTGACACTGAGTACCCCTCCCCAGTCTGTGGGCACCATCAGGTGGCCTCTGGCGGGCCAGCCAGGGCTCTAGCCACCTTGGCCCTCTCCTTAGCTTTCTTTGTGTGTCGTATGGCCAGTG